AGAACTAATGCAGTGCGAGATTCCCAAGCTCCGTATAAATCTAAAAAATCTTTATTGGAAGCGTCAACGTAATCAATAAGACCGCTGACGCTCATGCTGCCACTGCGCAAGCCCGGCAAAAGCTCACGAAACGCTGAGCTGTCCTTTGTTGTTATGTCAATAGTTTCTGCGTTCAAGGTCAATGTCACGTCAGTTGCTGCTGCAATTAAAGTGCTGCCTATGTATACGCCTAAATCGGTGCCGTTAAATATCGCCATCGTTATCCTGTTCTTCTGATTCTAATTTATTTTCACTTGCAATATAACCCTTGCTTGCCAATTCCTTTGCGAAAAATGGATGCACTGAGGGTTCGTCGCCTTTCTTCCAGTTATTACCTGCAAGTTTGCAAGCCTTTATGAGTTTAACCTTCATGGGTGCAAGTTACGGCAAAATGATTGACTGCTCTAAATGCCTTTTTTTGCCAGCAAAATTTTTAATTCGTTGACGGCTTCAAGCAGCGTGTCGAGCTTCTTGGCCATATCATCGTCGCGCTTCTCAAGGTTGATGATCCGCGACTTAAGAACTGTGACCTCTTGGTTAATTTTTGTCCATGCTGCGATGCCACCACCGAGCAACGCGATGAATTCAAATATCATCGCCGCTGTTATTTGTTCCATAATTATCTCACAATTCGAAAAGTAAATTTTAGCACTTGACTGTAGCGTCTTGGCTGGTACTCAAGTTCAATGTCGACGTCGTTAAATTGTATGCTTTCTACAATAACGGTGTTGAAGGTACCGCTTGTGCGGTCAAGAGCAGTGCGCACCTTTTCAGCTAAATCTGCTGCACCGTTGTAGGTATCTGCATAACATAAGACGTCAAACGTCACTTCGTCTAATTTAGAGGGACCGTCGTGCGTGTCGTCAGGATCAACATTTTGCAATTGATAAATGACAAAAGGTGTGGCGGCCTCTTGTTCGGCAATCTCCGGGAAGATGCGCGTGCTTACCAAGTCAGTGACGCCGCTGTTGGCGCTTAGAATTCCATATACTGCCTTTCCTGCATTCATTTCTTTGTCTTCTTTGCCGCCTTGCGTGCTGCCTTGCGAATTTGAAATTCGTATTTCTTGCGCATCTTAGTCAGCGCTTCTTGCCGCTTGTTGCGAATCGACCGTTCAAACACGCCTTCGTTCCTGCCGGCGCCAAACTTTTGGTCACCGCCTTCAACGATGTTTGCAAACCATCCATCATTTTGGTATGGCATCTTGCCCCCTACTTTGGGACCTACCCAATACGTGCTCTCTTGCTTGTTAATAAGCCACACACGAATCGAACGCCGTAGCGTACCAATTGGAATATTGTCGCGCTCTTTGATTTCCTTCTGACCTCGGCGAATACGAATAACCTCACGCGCGTCCTTAATGTTTGCAACCATCTCCTTTTTGTAGATGTTGCCCACAGATCGGTGAATGCGTTTTTGCACGCCCTTATCCTTGACCTGCTTGCGCAATTCCTCAAACTGCTTCATAAGCGGCTTTGTGTCTACGCCAATACCTTCAAAGCCAGTACCAGCGCCTTTCATTTCAAGGCTGCCCTTTGCCATTACGTTCCTGTTATTTGACAAAGCAAAACAAGCTGATCATTGCGACCAACTTCTTCAATACCTTGAATGTTGTAAAATTTAGAATCGTACAGCACGCGGTCGTCAGCCTTTATTCCGCGGCTGTCTGTGCTACTGCGAATCTTAAAGCGCACGCGCTGCACCGGCATATCTTGATCTGTGGTTATGCGCTCTGTCATACCTTCGCCCGTCTTCATCAGCTCGGCCCACACAGTGATGAGAGTGCTGTAGTTCAAAACGCGCTCCCCATATGCGTTAGTCGTAGTCGTGTAACGCTGTATCGTAATACGTCGGTCGCTCTTACCTATCCTCATCGGTCAGAAATTACGCGGTAAGGATTAAGCAAGCTGTGTATCAGGTTGGGTACTTCGCTTGAAATTGTACCCACCACGACAATGTTGCGGTTCTCATAGAAGTGTGCGACGAGCAGCTTGACGGCATGCACCAAACCGTCAGGTACCTCAGCCTCAAGGTATCCAAGCTCCATAGTCACCTGTACTCCGTTACTAGTGTCCGGGTGCACAGTCGGCGGTGATATAGTAGTGATGCGTGCAGGCTTGCGCTTGAGGTCGCTGTAGTATTGCGAGGTCGCCAAGGTAAGCGTGGTGCTTGGCGTGTTGTTGTAGACAATGCTGGTAATGCTGCGCACAGGTCCAATAGGAATCTCCCAAGTTCCTTTAAAGTTGTCGAGGTACATGACTGCCGTGACGTCGCCAAGCTGCACGTTGCAATAGTTCTGCACGTATTCAATGGCCGCGCTGCGTAGCGCCTCAATCAGCGTGTCCTCGTCGCTGTGGTCCACGCGCAAAAATGTCTTCAGGTCTGCGGTGCTTACAATGCTGGCCTCATTAGCCGTGCCAGTAATCTCTAAAGTGTAGTACATGGGTGCAAGATAAAAAAAAGGCCCCGCATGGTTGCGAGGCCCTTTCTCATTCAATCAATCTAACCTTACGCGTCAGCGCCTGCAATCGTTGCCTGAGCGAAGACCATAGCACCGAGTGACTCGGCGCGTCGAACTTTCGCGTCAAAGAAAGTATCGACTACAATCTTAACGTTGCCCTCTGACAATTGGCTGAATGGATCAATAGTTACATCCAATCCGCCCCAGTTGGCGTAAAATAAGTCAGTCCAATCTCCGTAGTACAAGAAGCGCAAAGCTGTACCGTTTGCACCAAATGCTACATCCTCTGCGTCGCTTAAAAACTGTGAAGCGTGTACAGCAGAAGCGTCAATTGACGGCACTGTGCCGCTTGACAAAACATTATATCCCATCATTTGCCCGTTCTCAACCAAGGCGCTCACGTTTGAAACGTTAGCGAGGCTCATTAAGAAGGCAAAGTCAGAAGGGTGAGCAACAAACGCTGTGTTGTTCTCTGCACCGTTTGCAGTAATTGTGCTCCACAAGTCACGTACATTGTCAGCACTAATTGCTGGGATGTCGTTGTCACCTGACTCGGCACGGCCTACAACAGTACCCGTCTTACCTGCCAAAGCAGTAGCACCACCAGTTCCATGGATGGAGTTTAAAGCGATCTTGTCCTGAGCAATGGCAATGGCTCGACCAAAGTCAGCAGCGATGACGTTGCTCATGTTGCCGCTCGTTTGGTTCATGGCCTCCTTAGTCACAGTCATCTGCTGTGCAATGCGCTGTGGTGACAAGGTCTGTGCACCCATCGACCCAGTGTTGCCGCTCACTGCCGCGCCTTCTGCCGGTGTAGAAGCGGCGTCAGTTGGAAGCGATGGCATCTTGATGTCACCAACAAAACCGTTGAGCTGTGTGGCACCAGTAGCTGCAAGCAAAGAGTTTGCACGCAAAGCGCCAACCAACTCAGTTACCTCAGTGGCTACAGTTGTCACTGCGTCGGCTACGCCTGACTGTCCGGAGTCAACACCGTAGACGTTACGAGCTTCAACCAACATGCTCTGTGGAATCGCAAAGTTTCCGCGAATCTCAAGGCCGCGTGAAGATGCTTCGTGTCGTGCTTCTTCCAATGCCTCCTTCTCCAAACCTGTCAATACCTGACCGTTTGACAATTCGCGCAAAGCCTTACCAAAGTCAAACTTGGCGTTTGCCTTGATAGCCTCCTTGTCGCTTCGTACAACCGCATCGGCGGCAACGGCACGAGCCTTTAGGCGCTGTTCGTTTTTTGCAAGAGCGTCGCGCTGCTGTTCTGCAGCTTCGAGCTTTGCGTGGATGTCTTGCGTTTCTTCTAATTCTTCAGAAGTCAACGCTCGCTCCTCGGTTTCTGCGAGGGCGTTGATGTTGGCCAACTTATCTTCCAGCTGGGAAATGTAGCGGGCCGCATCATTTGAGTTGCGTAAGTTCATAATCTTAAATTGTTTTGCGGGCTTACTTTCCGCTGTTTGCTCAAAGGTACGCACTTCCTGCTTTTCAGGTTGCGCCTCTGATTTCGTTGTAATTTCTTCTACTGGCTCAGGCTCTTGCATGGCCATCTGTCGCGCCGCCACAGTGGTGGTGGGGTACGCTGGATAAGTGACTGGACTGACGTCCAACAGGCGTGCCACCTTAAGAACGCGCCGCACGCTGCGATCCTCGCTGAACTCCTGCTCGCCAATCGTAAAGGCAAAGCTCGACTGAGTAATATCGCCCCTCTTGATTAGCTTGTACATGTCGCGACCGTCTTGCGTGTCGGCCAATGCTGCACGGTACTTGAGGCCAGTGTCGTCAATGCTCAACTCCAGCGTGCCGTTTGTGGTGCGTGCCATCGGTGCGCCGTCGTGATTAAGCAGCAGCCGCACGTCGTCATCCATAACGTCCTCGAAGGCACCGCGTGCAATCTCCTCCTTAAAATATCCAAGGTCTGTGCGTTGCTCAAAGTTTGCTGCATAGCCTTCGATAACAAGCGAGTCGTCACCTGCAGCTCGTACCTCTGATGTGCGCAGCTCTACGTTATCGCCATACTTCGCTCGTATCTCTTGCTCGTGCTTTTCTGCAGAACGGTACGGCTTCTCTTCGTCCATGCCTTTTCCGTTAGTAGCTACATCGTGAGATTCGCACGCCATGTAAACTGTCTGCCCTTCAAACTCATGCGTGTGGTACCCTTCGCACCCTTGACGCTTTGCTTGCTCCAAGGCTTCTGCTATTGTGCTGAATACGGGTTCACCGTTGATTGTGCCTACGCGCTCACGCTGCGCAGCTTCTGTTTTTATGTCGCTCATCTTTTTCTGCTTTTCTTTTGATCGTAGCGGGTGACCTTTTGGGAACAGGTCAGTATCATGTTTACCGCCTCTAAACTTTTCATTTTTTAAAGCGTAAAGGTAACTGTTAACGCGAGCCATGGCCCACTGTTCAGGGGTCTTGACTGATGGCCGCACGCTTCCCGGGTTAGTTTTGTATGCACCAACGCCGCGATCATAAACCTTTTCCAGCATTGGCACTGTAGCTTTTTTATATGATACGCTTACGCTTTCGTTGTGTTCCTTTACTTTATTCTTAAGCGCCTTTGCACGGTTGCGCTGCTGTCGTTCGGTCATCTCTTCAACTTTCTTTTTCGCCCAAGGTAGCATTGATTTACCGCCCCAAGCGTCATACATCAAACCACCGCAACCTTCGTCATAGGGTACGTCAGCATTCTGTGCGTGACGGCTTAGGAAACTGTAGACACGCTTTATGGTGTCGTCGCTCAAGCTCTCACGGCTGGCAATCTGACTTGCGCGCTGCTTACCTACTGGCGTGCCACAGCTCCCCCATCCGTTTTCATCTACGTACTTAAGGACGCGCTTGGCGTTGTTAACTGCAGCCTGTGGGTAATCTTTAGACACCGCTGCTGAGTTTAGTGCTGTACTCGTCGAGCTTGTCGAGCGCGATTTGATTGACTTGAACCATGTGAGCGTCGCCACCTTGCACGCCGTTCATGTCTTCTGTGCGTCGTGCTTCGTTGATACTCATAATGCCAGCCTTGACAAGAGTGTCATAATACTGAGCGCGGCTCACGCTGTCGCCTCGCAAAAGGTCCGCAAGGTCAAAGCGCGTAAAATGCGTCAAGCGCTCGTCAGGTGCGATGAGCTTGCAATTCATCTCCTGCTCTATCTGCCGCGTCCATGGAACGATGGTGTACTTAGCAAACTGAATAGCCTGCTGCTCCGTGTTGCTGTAGGTCACATTGGACTGCACACCTACAAGGCTTGGAGGTACGCCAAAGATTCGGCATATCTCTTGATTCAAAAAGTCGCGCTGCTCGTTCAGGCTTGCGTTTTCAGGATCAACCGCAATGCGGTCATACTTAAAACCAAAGGGTAACAGTTTGGTGCCCAACTGGTCACCGCTGTTGTTCCAACTGTCTTTGATGATGTCAATCTGTTCTTTCTTGAGTGGTTCATTGCTTGACAAGATACCGGTCATGTTTCCTGAGCTACCAAAGAACTCAGCAGCAAAGTCTTGCGCTGCCTTAGCAAGTCCAAGCATCTCGCGGTGTAGTTCTATGGGGCTTTGTCCGTACAGGTTGCAAACTCGCAGCATGTCGGCGTGCATGTAAATGCCATGGTCTTTGACCTCGTACATAACCTCACCGTCGACCATCTTCTCCTTCACCGACTTGGGGTTGACAATGCAAAGCTCGTAAGGGTCGCCATTTGGCAGGCGCTTAATGATAGCATACGCCTTGCCGTAAATAAGAATATTAGCCACGTAGGTTTGCCAAAAGTCGTATGCAGTATAGCCCTCCTCTGCCTCTACGCTAATGAGTTCCTGAATGGGGTGACCCACGCTAACCTGTACGCCGTTCTCGGTGCGACGCATAACGTCAAGGTGTAGCTGCGCAATCGTGCTGCTGATGCGTTGAACGCACGCGTAAACTGTCGACAAGCCCATAGCTGACTCGGTGTCTACAAAAGCACCCGACCGCGTGCTGATACCGCGTAAGTGCGATGCAAAATTATGGTGACCTGTGTACGCTACTTGATAGCCGTCACGCTTGAAAATTCTTTGGAACCAGTTAGCCATTGCGCGCAAGTTACGAAAGGTTGATAATCTCAAAATAGCCCTCGTCTTCTGTTGGGCTTTTCATGTGTTCGCCGATGCCCATAATCATTGCAACGATTGGGTCAATCTTTCCGCCGCTCTTTTGTTTGTCAGCTTTGATGTTGCCAGCTGGGTCCATCTTCAGCTCGACGTTTCCAAGCGCCCAACGCAGCACAGGATCACCGTCATGCCACAGCTTGCCCGTCCGTACCAGCACCTCAAGCTGCTTAGTCGGCGAACTCATAGATACAAAGCCTTGACCGAACGGCACGAGCGGCACGCCATCGTCAACAAGGTCGATGGCAATCTGCGTGCTGTTGTATCTGTCGAACGCAATTTTTTGCACGTTGTACGTGTGCATCAAGCTCGACTCCTCAACCACTTGCCCCTCGGGTTTGTTCATCACGCCGCTCACCTTTCGGCGTATGCTTGCGTAGTCAGTTACGTTGCCGTCAGTCAGGTGTACATTAGGCAGCTCAAGAAAGGTGCGATAGATGTGTGACGGTTCGCGATCCAACACTTGGTGCACCGTGTCGCTTGGAAGAAAGTAGTGACCGCGCACATGATAGCCGCCGTCTTGAGGGTAACACATCACCAGCGCCGTCATATCGCTAACGCTTGCAAGGTCAAGACCGCCCCAGCATTTGAGGCCGTCAAGGTTGACGTCGCGCTTGTTGCGCATCCAAACCTCATCCTGTATCCACGTCTTTGAAGCCGTCACCCATTTGTTCAGGTGCTTCGTCTTGAACTCTACCTCACGCGAGCCGCCGAGGTTTATGGCTTGCTGCAGCTGGCTGTCCAGCAGCTGACTACGCAGCGCCGTACCTAGCGAAGGATTAGCCTTTATCCACGTGCTGCTGTCGGTCCAGTCGTCATCGTCGTCTAGTTCGTACAGAATCGCAAACTGCGCATCATCATGCTTTATGCCGTCTAAGATTTCCTTGCACGTCTTCTGTAGTTCGAAGCAAGGTGATTCACGATTAAAGCCAGCGGTCGTAATTGTAAAGTGCATAGGATTGCGCCGCGCCTGCATACCCGATCTAAGCACGTTGGCCACGCCGTCGGTGGTGTGTGCGTGGTATTCGTCAATCCCTGCAAAGTGCACATTTAATCCATCGAGCGTGTCGCGTTCTGAGCTGAGGTACGTGCACCGCGCCGAAAGCGTCGGCGCTTTGATGTCGTGCTTACCTGCTTTGAGGTGCTTGCGGAGCGGCGGCGAAAGCGTAACCATCCTCTGCGCTTCGTCGAATCCGATTTTAGCTTGGTCTTTCTTAGTTGCTGCAAAATATACTTCAGCAGCTTTTTCTTGATCAAAGAAAAGAGCTGCGAGCGCAGCACCAGCCATGAGAGTCGTTTTACCATTCTTGCGAGCAACCGTGATATAAGCATAGTTAAATCGTCTTGTTCCGTCTTCACGAAACCACCCGTAAAGATTCCACAATATAAACTTTTGCCACGGAAGCGGGTCAAATGGCTTACCGTCCCATTCACCAACTGTGTGCCTGATGGCGCGCTGGAAAAATGTGATGTACGCCTGCGCTGTCTTTGGCCGAAACTCAAGGCCGCGCTCCTCGGCGGTGTCGAGGTCGGTAAGGTAGCGCTCGCACGCTTTGCGCGTGTACTTGCCAGCGACCAGCTTGCCATGCACTACGTCGAGCGCATACTGGTGGGCTTCACCTTCAAGCATCTTTGAACGTCAGCAGCTGCTCCAGTTCGTCATCCATCTCCACGTCAACCTCGATGCGCTTGCGTGCTGCGGGCGTCATGCCCAACTCTTTAAGCACCACGAGGTACTTTGATCGAGACTCGACAAGCATTTGATGTTCAGGCCTGTGCTTGGTCATGGTGTCGCCTGCACGGTTGACCGTTTCGTAGGTGTACCCCTTCTCGTCAATGATGGCCTGCAGCTCGCTGACTTCTACGGTCAAGCACGCGGCCATCTTCAGCAGGTCTTCGTCCAGTGCGCCGATGTGTCGAGCACTGCGCAGCGCCTCCTTAATGCGGGCGTATGCTACCTGTTGCTTTGGTGTCAAATCGTTCATGTGTCAAAATTAGCTGTCAAATTGCGACAAAAAAAACGCAATATTCGCCCCATGGTACTACGGCGATGCTGCAGCAAATTGCTCATATTTTTTGCACCCCCTACCGCATATGCGCTTCCGCGCCACTTTTCTTAGCATGGCACGACTCGCACATGCTCTGCCAGTTGCTGCTGTCCCAAAACTCACCGCCCAGCCT